AAGAGTTCTCTAGCTTGATCGGTAATTTGTAAACCTTTGGAATCATCTCTAATAAGAATTAAAGGTTCTGGTTGGTCGGGGATTGTATGGGTGAACACATCGTAAGGTGCATCGAATCTTTTATTACATTTGTCTAGTGCATTGATTCGTCTGTGGATCTCAACCAAATCATCCTCGGCTGAAAGTATCACCACATTACCGCCTTTGAGTATGGGATGGTCAAACCACATCCCAGAGCCTTGCGATACTTTAATGGCTAAATCTAATGCCATCATGGATTTACCAACCCCACCAATCGAGGCAAGGATTCCAGGCTTAGATATTTCTAACAGTTTATCCACAAGCCAAACCTTTGGCGGTGGTTCTTTAACTAGGTTTCTAATCGGGTGTTTGGTTAGTCCTAAACCTTGATTTAATATTTCTAATCTAACTCTATCTAATCCATGAGTTTTAGCTAGGTCGTTATAGTCTCCTCTCTCACTCGGCACGCGCACAAAACAGTTAGGAATGGCAGATGCTACCTCGTTAGCTTTCTTCTCTCCTACGCCGTTCTCATCGTTATCTAGGGCTATATATAATCTTGCCTGAGATATCTTCCTAATATTAGTAACAGCCTCTAGCGTAAAGTTCGCCGAAAATACGCAAACTGTCGGTATCTTCGTACTTTCATAAACTGTCGCGGCGGTTGAGTAACCCTCGACAATAATTAGGTTTTCTTGCGTGGCTAATGTTGCTTGCTCACACCCGATAAGAAAAACATTACCTTTGATTTCGCTCGCGCTCACAAAACGCTTCTGTCCTTTCTTATCGATATACTGTAAACTACGCACCTCTCCGCTTACAGCAGAGACGACAGGAACAATTAAACTTCCGTTCAGTTGTTTCAATCCATAACTTTTAACATTTTTACTATTTAGATACTCATGCGAAATGACAGGCTGACAATTTTTATACCTTTCTTGAACCTCTTTAGCTACTTCATCATGCCTAACTTTCTTCGCTACTTCGGCCCGCTCAATAGCTTCTTCCATTCTTTTTTGTAGTGCGACTCTATCAATGTTAGAAAGCTGATTGGTGTTAATGCTTGACCACTTATGTTGTTCACCAGTTCGCCAATTACCAAAAGTTGCAAAATAATTTCCGTCTAGCTCGTTGATAACATACCAACCGCTACGCTCATTGCCTTTGTCTGGTCTAACACCAAGCGCAGATTGTACGGGTACTCTTGTTACCTGCCCTGTTATATCTAATGAATTGACGAACAACCCTTGGTTATTCATCTCGCGTATTAAATCATCTGTGCTGTTGCCTTGACTGGCAAAAGCAAAGTTATCATCAATGACTAAGCCTTTCTCTCCATACCATTTAGTCAGTTCCATCTCTTAATGTTCTCTCCAATTGTCCTGTTTCTGCTTGATGGTTGGCCCAGTTAAGATATTCTCTTACAGCCTTACCAAATAACAGTTCTCTTTTTTCTCTATCCCATTCGTGCATCACATAAGAACCTGTGTTCTTTGCTATCTCAAGATAGGTGTCTTTGGTTTGTTTGATAGCGTAGTCTAAGCCCTCGTTGCTCATCTGCGCCATGTTCTTGAGTCGTTCACCTTTTTTTATTTTGTCTAGGTGATCCATGCTACAAGCTCCAAACCAAGTGTCATCTTTACCATATACAAACCCTTTCGCTGGCGCTCTACAAAAAGCGCACAGCGATGGTTTACTTATTAATGGATTAAAAAGGGATCTTGTCGCCAAGATCGTCTTCTACTTTTGGAGGTGGCGGCGCACTTGCCTCTACCTTCTTACCCTCTGCTGGTTGCCAATGGCTACCAAACTTAGAGTCGATCTCTGGGTAGTTGTTTTCGTTTAGCTTTAACATACAACTAACTGTCTTACCATTAAGCTCGTTAGTGTCTTTTAAAGTTCCAGTAATGCCAGCTGCTTTTGCAAGACCTGCCATTTCCTTCATACCAAAACCAACATACTTTGGATTGTCATGCGCAACAGTTACAGTAAAACCTGTTTGTAATCCTGTTCCTGCAATCCTAAAGTTAAGTTGCATACCCATCCAACCATTCTGACCCGATCTTAATTCTTCATTGGTATTTACATACTCAAGATCATATCGTCCTGGTTTTATTTCCGTTTGTTGTTCGACAACTTCCACATCGCCGAAAAAATTACTTATATCCATATTGATACCCTTTATATCTATATATTAATTAACCTGGATCGTAAGAATCATAATCAGATAAGTATTTGATTAGATCCTCACAATCCGCCTGCATTGAAATAAGCCAATGTAATCCATCGATAGGTAAGGAGTTGTCCTCTGGATTGATAGAATCTATGTGTTTATTCAAGATCATATCAAACAGTTTTAAGGTTCTCTTTACTCTTTCAACTTCTCCTAATCGGCTCATTTCAACATTTCCTCTCTTATGGTCGCCCACTCAAAAGGCATCTCACTAGGCAAGCCATATCTGTTCTTGGCCATATAACCAGGTGCTTGCTCAGTAAAAATAGTTCTATCGCCAGCAACAGTCTTGGTAGTCATACCCATCTTGCCTTTGACTTGTACAGTTCCAACTTTATAGTTGGCAAAAAAGACTGCATCGCTATGTTCTACCAACAAGTCAGCAGCTTTACGATGTAGTTTGATTTCATGTCGATCATGTGGATCATTAGATGGGTCTTCATATCTGCGAATCTGATTGTGTGCAATCTGTATTACAGTCATAGACTTTTCATCTCTGAGTCTGTTAAGAACCTCAACATACTCTTTCCACTTATCAAGAGCTGCAACATAGCCTTTACCATATGCTGGTGTATCTATTTGCGCCCAACCATTTTCTTTACAGACATGATCCCATAACAAAGTTTCTAACCAGTCTAATGAATCAATACATACAACACGATATTCGTGATCTTCTGTAAGTAAAGATGTTAAATTGATCATAAACTTTTCATAGCTTTTAGCTACTGGAAAGTGATCGCACTTTATCTTTCCGATACCATCTTCTGATTGTACGATGATGCACTTATCCATGCTTGCTGCAAATGATGTTTTACCAATACCGCCTGGGCCATAGCATATGAGCCTTGGCGGTTTGACCTTACCTTTCTTTTGTATTGCGGCTAGACTCATTCAACCACCTCAACTTTAGAGTCTTCTGACAAAGCAGAGTCTAATTGTGTGGCTAAATTGCTTGCATCTCTCTCGAGGCTTCTAAGGGATTGAGTGAGATTTAAAGCTTGTTTAAATAGATCAGACTCCCTTAAGCTTTGTATTGTGCGATTTACGCTAGTAAGCTCGTTTGCCAATGGAATTGTTTTTTCGTCTAAATCAGATTCAAAAACTTCGTTAGTAGTTCCATCTTCGCGTGTGATTGTAAAGATAGGTTCTTTTTTAGTTTCTTCAGTCATATTTCTCTCCTAGAGTAGTTTTATAAGTATCACAATCTGCCTTGGCATTACAGAATCTGCAATGATCTCCCGCAACATATCGTGGGTTTTCTTCGTCACAAGCATCAGTTGCTTGTTTCAAATCGTTGTAGCCCCAATCAACTAAATTGGTAGCTGTAATCTCGTATGTTCTAATCGCGCCATCTTTATGCCAACCGCGTGGTTGTACAATGGTCAGCTCCATGGTGGTGTTTTCATCCCCATACCGCGCGAGCGCACCCAGTCCATAAATCATTAACTGCTTATTCCTTTCGACATCTACACCCCACTTACCAGACTTTAAATCGATAACAGCGATGCGATCTTTACCAATTAATATAGTGTCAGCAGTACCAAAACACTTTGTTGATATTTCATCCATAAAGACTTTTTCTTCTATCAACATCTTTGCATCAAGCTCTTCTTTTCTTTTATATATGTACTCCACATAAGTTTCCGCGCACGCAATCATATCCTCATCAACTTCTATCTCAAAATCTTCGACTACTTGAACCTTACCTAACCAATAGTCACGCAATGTCATGTCCTTGAGCCTGCCCTTTAATAGCATCTCGCACATTTCATGGATAAGTGTTCCTGTAGCCGCGGGGATGCCTACCTTGTATTCTGCTGAATAGTTTAGGTACGCGCTCGCTGGACATTTAAACCAGCGATCTGAGGATGAAGGGCTAAATATTGCGTGAGCCATTGGAAATGTATGAGCTTTCTTCTAATTGCTTGATCTCTGATAGATCATAAAGAACTTTACCACCGATCTTATAATAGTTAGGGCCTTCATCTTTGCCGCGTAAATTTTCTAGTGTTCTTGGGCTTTTGCCCCAGCGTTTAGCTAATTCTTGCGTGTCGATAAATACTCTATCCACTTGCGCGTTAGTATCTGTCATTTCCTAATACTCCCTTTTTGTATCTGAATGTTGTTAAATTTACACTAAAGTTATATGATATGCAAATATATTTATAAAAAAAGGAGAAGAATATGAGTATAGATAATGCAACGCCAGAGGAATGGGATCAAGCAATTGATATGCTTGCGATCAATAACCAGGTAGGTGGCAACCATTATAAAGGCAATGGCATACAACCTATTGAGTATATTTACGCAAATGGATTGTCATGGTCAATGGGTAATGTATTAAAACTTATTACCAGAGACAAGGTTGATAAGATTGAAGACTTACTTAAAGCCAAGCATTACATTGACCTTGAACTACAGCTTGTACATGGTGTAGACGGAGAGGGTAATAAATTAGGCCAATACTCTAAGGAGGTAAAGGTCTAGGAGTAAAGCAATGAACTTGTTTGATTTTGAAGATCCAGTTCTAAATGAGAGGAACAACAATACGCCTGTTTATGTAAACAGATACATTGCGCGTTCCTTGATAGATGTAGCTGGATTGGAAAATAAAGATCCTCAAGCTTTAGCGGAGTATTTTCTGCAATTAGGAATTAACTCCGTTAAGCATTACAAGGATCAAGAAGTTGTATTTGATATTAAGAATCTTTAATTAAGATCTTTTAATATGTCTTTGATGTTTTTAACAGCATCATTGTTCTTCATGT